GAAGTGGTAGATTATTCAAAGGCATGGTGACATGGGCACATTAAAACCCGGAGCACAATACATATATGAATCAGTGAATGGTATAACCTATGCACGTGAACATGGTGCCGATCCTGCCACTCGAACGGAAATAGGATACAATTATGATCCTAGAACTCCCAATGGTAGACCGCTTCACGACCATCTACTGGAAGATAAAATGTGGGGCGAGATACGCCGAATGGCTCGAACAAATCCCACTTTACAGGCCGAACTTGAACGTGTTATAATGTTGTATCATTTGATCAAACAAGAAAATGATACTGTACCGCATCATAGAGTATAAAATGGCAACAAAAAAACCCGCTAAACCAAAAAAAGAAGTTGATTACAATTCAAAATTGTATATTGGAAATGAAATGGCTGCATTTGATCGTAAAGATCGTGGTTACTATGACAGCATGACCGAAGAAGAACAGAAAAAATTCAGTCCGTTTTTGATGATACGTTGGGGCAGCAGTGTCAAAGAAAATGCCAGATTGGGCACCGAAGAAAACTTTATTTTGCAGGGACACTATGTTAAAAAAACAAACGAGAATCTAAATCGACATTTCTTTGATATCAATACCACACAACACAAAAAATTGCAGTGGCTGATGGCCACAACAGTCAGCCCCGACTTTGGTACACAGTACCATCAATGGATTGGTACCTCAAAGTCAGACACCAAAACTGTTCGGTTTTTAAAAAAGATTTACCCCACACTCAAAGATTCAGATATTGAATTAATGGCTGAAATAAACAATCAAGATGATTTAAAACAACTGGCACGTGAACATGGATGGAGCGACCAAGACATCCGAGAGGAATTTCGATGATAGATAAATTAATAGCAAATGGATGTAGTTACATGAACAACTACACCAAAGGACATGGCAAAAATGGCGGACACGTTGATCTAGCAAAAAGATTAAACATGTCAAAAGTGGACAGTATAGATGTGCCCGGCAGTGCCAACAGTAGAATCTTACGCACCACTTTGAAACACAGTTACATGACTCAAGAGCCCACATTTTATCTCTTGGGCATGACCTTTGTCAGTCGTGAAGAAATACCCATACTCAGAGTTGACGATGAACACACATTTGAAGGACGCTGGAACAATCCGGCCAATCAAATTTTTATAGACCGATGGGAACATCATTGGACCAAAAAAGATGTTGAACGCTATGTAGATTTTCAACGCAAATGGGAAGTGTACAGTCTACTGGACCGTACAGAAAATTTAATGTACATGATGCTGGCCGCTATAGACAGTTTGCACAGTCGTGGGCATCAGGTCTTGATGTATCAACAGGCAGATACCGATTATTGGAGCCTATACGACAACCCCAAATTGAATCTGTTTGCCAGTACTCCCTGTATCGTAAATGCATTTCGTTGGAGTGCTACCAAATATCAACACGATATGGGAGTTCCACCAGTTCCTATAGATCCCAGTTTACCGCAAAGTCTATTGCCCATTCCACACGGACCAGTCACTCCGGATTATCAAAAAAAGCCCAGTGATCATACAGTATTGAATGAATTTTTAGTTGACTATATCCACGAACATAAATTACTAGATGTATAAGTGTAAGTATTGTGAAAAAACATATCGTAAAGAAAGTACGTTATTTGCACACTTGTGTGAGCAAAAACGACGTTGGCAACAAGAAAAGGAAACCGGAGTACAACTGGGACTTAAAGCATATCTGAGATTTTATGAATTAAGCCAAGGTAGTGCAAAGTTAAAAACATATGCGGATTTTGTTACTAGTCCTTATTATAATGCTTTCGTCAAATTTGGAAGATACAGTCAATCTATACGGTGTATTAATTTTGGCAATTATTTGGATTGGTTACTGCGTAACAACAAAAAAATAGATCGCTGGTGTAGTGATCAATTGTATACCGAATGGCTGCCGGAATATTTGAAAAAAGAAGCAACTCAAGATGCACTGGAACGTGCACTTAAAGAAATGACCGAATATGCAGAAACACATCCCGAACTTAGAAATGGCTTTAGTGACTATTTCAGATACGGTAATGCCAATCGTATTTGTTATCACATCAGTACCGGTCGTATTAGTCCTTGGGTTATCTATAATTGTGGATCTGGTATTCAATTTCTTGAAGAACTTAATGAAGAACAAACCGTGATAATACTGCCCTGGATCGATCCCGAGTACTGGCAACGACGATTTCATGACTATTTGGCCGACGCCGAATGGGTCAAAGATATATTACAAAAAGCCGGATTATGATATAGAACCAATATCTCATATTGATATTGACTTTATAAATGAGAGAAGGTTGGGCAAGACGAAAAGCAGAAAGAATAAATGAATCTAAAAACTAAATTCTCTAGTGACATTGACATTGACTTTGGTGACAGAACTCAAGCATTGAATCTACTTCGGCATACACCAGCCGGTATTGCCAGAGACAGTCAAATGATCAAACACAATACCGGAGTTTATGTTACCAACATACCAACAGATCCCTTTACTGGAATAGCCACAATAGATCACAAAACGGCTGAAGACTTGGGATATACCAAATTGGACTTTTTGAATGTGTCATTATATACACAGATAAAGAGCGAGCAACATCTAACGGAATTGATGATTCGCGAGCCAATTTGGGAACTGCTACAGGATCGCGAGTTTTGCAGCCTTGTGATACACATCGGCAATCATCATGATCTCATACAAAAGTGTCCGGAACCGGTCAATTCAATCCCGAGAATGGCCATGTTATTGGCCTTGATACGTCCGGGAAAAAGGCATTTGGTGGGACGTCCCTGGCGCGAAGTTGCCGAAACAGTTTGGACTGCTACCGAAGAAGGTTATACATTCAAAAAGAGCCACGCCGTGGCCTACGCACATCTTGTTGTGGTTCACATGAACCTCATATGCGAACAAGTCAAGGCATCCGCCTAACCAGAGTGATATTTTTACGTTTGCTGCGTTTTGTGGCCATTTCTTTTAGGCTCACATACGGGCCCATCTTGATCTCTACGTCTTTGCTGTTCATTGTACGTAAGCAGACTCTAAACTGATTCCAATCCGACTTCAAAAACACATTGATTGGTATAAGCCTATTGCTTTCCCACCACCAAGTCTCGCCCAAGGCCAGGTAAGATTTTTTTAACGCTGCGTCCTTTAACAATCCAAAATCGTATAAAGTTGTGATAATTTCATCGGAATTTTGTATGATTCCAATATAGTCGTTGCCACCATAAGTTACATAACTTATAAAGGGATATTCGCCTAGTAGTTGCTTGTAGTGTTCTTCCACGGTTTCCGATAAATATGTTAAAGACAACGAAATGATCACTGTCAAAGCATATTTATATCCAAACACCGTCGAGGTTCAAGTTTTTGATCCCACGATATTCACTACAAGGAACAGAAAAGTGTACTCACGTCCTATTAAAATTTATCAGGGAGTAGATAACCCCATACAAGTGGTAGTCATGAATCAGGATCAAAAACCCGTAAATCTAACTGGTAGCAGTGTCACTGCCAGTATTCAAGACCCCACAAATCAAGTCACTGTAAAAAGTTATCCGGTGACCTGGGCCAACATACAAGTGGGACAGGGTACGTTTACCTTTGATGCCAATACCATAAACGGCTTGGAAAATCGCTTTTACAAACTGGCTTTTAGTACAACAGTTACCGAATCTGATACAACAAGTCCAGTTTATATCGACGACAATTACGGAGTTCCGCTAGATCTCGAAGTATTACCAGCCTATTACGGTACCTCATATACTCCGCCTCCGGAAACTACCACATATTCATTGGATGGTGGAAGTATCTAATGCCTAATATTATTAATATATCACAAATCCTGATCAAGCGTGGCAACACCGCGGCTGCCAGTAATTATGTAGGTCCCTTGGGCGAATTGCTGGTAGATACCGGATTAGAAACAATTCGACTACAAGATGGGTCAACTCCGGGCGGCATGAGCACTTTGGTCAATACTCAACAATTGTCCAATGTGATTGTGGCTATTGAAGGTATCCAAAGCAATACCGCAAATATCAGTGCGATATTGGCAAATATACACGGTGCAAATATCAGCGGTATTACCAGTAATGTGGCCATATTACAACAACAACTTAGTGCCAATGGCATAGCCACCATTGGTGGACTGCTGGTTGGTAATATTGGATTCACAAGCAATAGTTATATCTGGAGCGTTGAGGATAGCCAGATACAGTTTAGTGCCAATGGGTATAATGATCAGTCTGGAATTTTCCTAAACAATCAAAACGTTGCAGTGATGTATGCCAATACCCAATTACAATTGGTAGCTGGATCAACTAGCAGCGGGACAACTTGGATTTTTAACCCGTCGGGCAATTTAACTTTACCCGGTAATGTTATATTTGCTGACAACACAGTTCAAAGTACTGCTTACCAAGGACCTGCGGGACAAACTAGCTTTGCCACAGTGGCCAATGTAACTACAGCCAACGTGGCGCTTAAAGGCTATGTGGACAGTAAGATTGCATTATTGGCCAACGCTCCTGCTATATTGGATACCCTGGGACAAATTGCCACTGCCATACAAAATGACGAAGGCAATATTGGCACAATCTTAACCAGTATCACTGCTACAAATGCTAACGTAGCAGCTGCTAACGTGGCATGGCAAGCAAATGCAGTCACACAACTCAGTCAAATTAATGCCGCCAATGCCGCAATTGTAACTGCCAACTTGGCCGTTGTTGCTTATGTAAATGCTCAAGATGCATTACTACAATCAGGAATAACAGGGGCCAATGCCGCAATTGTAACTGCAAATACTGCAATGAAGGGCTATGTTGATGCGGTAACCACTGCATGGACTAGTAATGCCGCAACCCAGCAAACACTGATCAATACAATCAATGCAAATATAACGGCTGCTAATTCTACTATAGCTACATTACAATCCAATATTGGTAGTTTCTACACCTACGCCAACTTGACTTATGGTACTAGCAGTTATGCCAATGCCAACGTAGCGGCTTATTTGGTGGCTAATCCTCAGGCTGGTACATATAGCAATACCAACGTAGCAGGTTATCTAGCAGGTAACATCACTTCAGGTAACGTTACTAGCACTTACTTTATTGGTAATGGCAGCAAATTAACCAATGTCACTGCTCAATACTTAGGAGCTGGTCAAGTCACTGGTGGATATAATAGCGGACTTAACGCTGGTTATATTACTTTGGCTGCTGCCGGTTTAATACAGTCCGCTAGTTATGCGCTAACTTTGGCTACCAGCAGTAGTTATCCTGGATCAAACAATATTAATATTAGTCCGGGCACAGGCGGTAATGTTATATTACAGGGCAACATTGTGGCCGCGGGCAATACATACTATGGTGCTGGCGTTGTTACAACTGGTAACATAACGTCTGGTAATGTATTTGCGTCAGGATTCTTTTACGCCAATGGAACACCGTTTACCAGTAGCAATTATGGAAACACACAAGTTGCTGCTTACTTGGTTGCAAACCCACAAACTGGTACATACAGTAACACCAATGTAGCCTCTTATATTGGGGCAACTACTTTCTCTGCAATTAGTTCATCGGTGCTTAATAGTGTAGGACAAATTAACGGTACCGCTGTTTATATACAAACCAATGGATCACATAATTTTTACTTTGATAGTACTGGTAATTTAGTATTGCCAAGCGGCGGCGCAATTAATTATGCCAATGGAGCAAGTATCCTAACTGGTATCTCTGCCGGAGCAGGTACGTATAGCAATACCAATGTAGCTGCCTACTTAACAACACAAACATTCTACAGTAATACAAATGCGGCAGCTTACTTAACCACTGCAACTATTAACACAACTGGTAACATCACTGCTGGCAACTTGACCACTGCAGGCACATACTATGTTGCTAATATTACAACAACTGGTGCATATGGTAACATCACCGGTGCCAATGTAATTAGTGCCAATACTCTACAAGTCAGCAACGGTATATTCTGGGCCAATGGTACTGCTTGGTCATCCACATCAGGTAGTGGCACAACATACAGTAATGCCAATGTAACTGCTTACTTGGCTGCTGGCACAGATGGTACCATACTTGGATTAGTGGCCAACACCACTGCGGCCAACACCACTATCACTGCATTGCAGGCCAACATTGGATCATTCTATACCTATGCCAACTCCACATATACCGGCGGAGGTGGTGGTACAACCTACAGTAATGCCAACGTGGTGTCAATGCTGGCTGCTAACTCGGTTGTATATATTGGTAACGTTGGTAATGTTGCTACATATCCATTACAATCCAATATCACCCAGATATTCATCGGCAATTCGGCTACACTTACTTCGGGCGGTGGCGCTAACGCAGGTACGACGTACCTAATGGACAACATATACTTTGGTGCAAACGGTGCAACCTACAGTCGTAATACTCAGACTGGTGCTTATGTGATGGGCATAGGAGGCTCAACCGGGTTTACGTTCTCGGGTACAACAGGTGCGATTACTGGTAATACCTATCAGGCATTGGGAAGTTATGCTCAACTTAATAGTTCTGGATTTACGACATATAACTCAATCGGTATTACCAGTGCCGGGGTGTTGACTGGGGCTGGAGTAACATCAACTAACGGATTAACACTTAATACTCTTGGTACTATTACAACTAACCAATCATCTGCCGCGATATTTAACGGTACAGCAACCACAATCTCCATGGGCGGTGCCGCAACTACAATCAACCTGGGCACTACTACTGCGGCTGCTGCTAGTAATGTGTTTGTTGCAAATGCGGTTGGAACCAGCAATGGTAATTTGACAGTTCGTGCTTTTGGCACATACAATCAACTTAGCACCTATACAGGAGCTGGTGGATATAACAGTCCACCATACAATAACCAAAGTCTAACAGGTGGTTCGGGTACAGGCATGACAGCAAGTTATGGTGCTACTGGCGGCTACCCTAACTCCTATGTTGTAACCAACCCTGGTACAGGATATAAGAATGGTGATATTCTAACTTTACCAGGTGGGCTAGGTGCTACAGTTATTCTAACCAATTATAATCCTAATAGAGTTAGCTCAAGTCTACTTACAGGACTTGCTGATTATGTGTTTGGGTTAGATGGTAACTTAGCATTACCTGCAAACGTTAACATAATTTCAAATGGATCAATTATTCTATCATCAGTTGGTGGATCAGCAAATATCACTGTTGGTAACGTAATTTCTAACAATCATTTATTTGCTAATGGTGTAAACATATTAAACTCAATTACCACTGTTAGCAATGGTACAAGCAGTTTGTCATTTGCTACAAGTGGTGGCAATGCAGTAGTACAAATTGGCGGAGTACAAACTGCAACTATCGGACAAAGTCAGCTCAACATAACAGGTAACATAATAGCCACTGCTAATATTGTTGCCAGCAACATCATGGCCACACAGTATGGTAATAGCATTGGTACAACTGCTACCTACAGTGGAAATGTAACAGCAAACACAGTTAATATTGGAACAGTTAATATTAATAGTGCAACTGGCAATTATAATGTTTTAAACATCAGTGGTGCTGCTCTTAGTCCTTACGGAACTCCGCAAACTTGGAAATTCTTTACTAATAATACTACATTGGGTTCCGTTGGTAGTTGGATCGCATTCCCAGATAGCTCACTTCAAACTACCGCTTATCCTGGATCTATTGTAGGTGGGTTACAAACTCTTTCTTTAACTGGTAATTTAACCACTGGTAGCTATGTTAATGCTATAACAGGCAATATTGTTGGTAATTTAACTGCTGGTAATATTATTGGTAATCAATATGGTAATAGTATTGGTACTACTGCAGCATATACAGGCAATGTATCTGCTAACTACTTTGTAGGTAATGGCGCTGCATTAACCGGTATTAGCACTGTTGGTAATATTTACGGTACACAACCAAATGTTACCTTAGTGTCTGGCAGTTATTCCTATGTGTTTGATACTGCTGGTAATTTAACAATGCCAGTTAATGGTGATCTTGTAATGAATACTGGTGGCACTATTGGCACAGTTACTGGTACTAACGCCAACATTACAGTTAATCCAGATGGCACAGGTCAGTTTGTTGTTACAAGTATTACACCTGCTTGGTTTGGTAATACTGTGACCGTCCTTGGTAATGTAAACGCCGGTAATATCATTGGTACACAGTATGGAAATAGTATTGGAACCAGTGCTACATTTAGTGGTAACGTGACTGCTGGCAATTTGGTAACTTCGGGATACGGGCAGTTTACTGGTGCATTTAATGAAAGCACAACCATATCTGGTGTGTTTGTTGGTAATTCTGGCACAGCTGGAGCACAATCACCGCGTGTTGGATTCTTCAATGGCAATACTACACAAAACTGGGAAATAGACAACTACAATGGTGCATTCCGTTGGTTTACCCCTGGGGTAACCCGAATGAACTTGGATGGTAACACCAGTCAGTTATCAGTCTATGGTAATATTTCATCTACTGGTAATATTATTGCTACCGGATCAAGTGGGCCCAAGACACGTTTCTTGTGGGATACATGGCAGGCAAACTCCACTTCTGCACTAAGTTCATTTACTCCAAGTGGTACTATTGGTGGCAACGCTACCTGGGATAGCACACAAGCATACGGATTAAAACTAACCACAACATCTACTTCACAGTCTGGCTACATTAACTGGAACAGCAGTAGTGTAAACTATAACTACGATATGGTTATAACTGCTAGTATTGCTGCTAGTGGGGGCACTGGTGCAGATGGACAATGGATCTACTTTGGATCTAATGCTGCCATAACAGGTAAT